GTTTATTTTCACTGCTATTAAAGGAGTGAGTTTGCACACTGTAGCAGCGAAGTTTGGGAGTTTGCATCAGCGGGTGGAGTCCTGGTTCAATGACGACGTGACTGGGAAAGACACCACCCATTTTGAGGAGCAACAACACTTTCTTTGGCTGTGGCTGCGAGAAGCTCTGCGACGCCACAAGCTTAATTTGGAGTTTGCAGATCTTGTGCAACGAATAATTAAGTTTGTGCAAGAGCAGTGGTGGGCTCGGAATTCAAGTAAGAACCCCTACTTTAGAGTGAACACTTATTGGCAGCTGCAAACAGGAGCGCCATGGACGCTACTAATGAACAGTGTCACCACACTGCTAGATCACCTTTTATCGGTTGACGGAACGAGGGTTTGTGGAGTTGTGCAGGGGGACGACTCTTCGTTTGGAATGGCCGAGGGGGGATACTTCAACCCTTGGTATTTCCGAATGACAATGGCTGAGCACAAATTCAACCGAACAGTGGGATACTTTGTCTTTTGCCACCATGCTTTTATACCAAACTGTGAGGTAGCCATCCCCGACGTTGTGCGTCTGGTTGCCCGTGCCTTAAACCGTCCGGTGACTGAAGCCGAGGATCTGTCTCGCTCGATGGTGGAGTCGTTGAGTGTGGTGGCCACCCCTGTTGGGAAAGAGTTAACCACATATGCTGCTGGGTTGATCCATGGCCAGCTCAGTGAGGAGCGGCGCCGATTCATGACTGAGTTTGCTCATGCCATAGCAAACAGCTCTGGTCGCCACCTGCGCTCTATGCTCAGCCACCGAAATCACGTGTGCGGGGGCTTCCCAGTTTGGGACTGAAGTGGCAACCCACCAACAGCTGCAGGAGCAGCTTCCCATTTTCCTGGGTGACTCGCGACAAAAAGTTGCATGGATTGCGAACATTGTTTTGAATTGGACTTGAACAAAGAGTTTGGTTTGATTTTCAGATTCACAAATAGTTTTCAACGGAGGAAGGCCTCCCGGAAGTTCTCGAGAACTTGATTATCCCTCCTCGGGTAGAGGCGTCTTATGGGTCACGATAGCTAAAGCACAGCCCCCTAATGTAAGCCGGCTTATCATTCACCGGTATCATTTCAAAATAGCCACGCCACATTCAGCGGATGTGAAACGCGCTTGTCACTGTCTCAAGAAGGCAGCGGTGAATAG